TGGGCTTGGATACCCTCCAAGGGGGGGGGAGTTGCACCCTCTTGAACGATCGTTTATAGATCGCGGTAGCACTGGCTACCCTTCCATAAGCCGGATAATGAGTTTTTTTTAATTATCTCAAAAACGGCTAGGAAGTCAGTATTTGTCCAATTAAGAACTGGTTCGATTAAAGTGAACCACGGCTTTTAACCTGCAAGCACTGACGCTTATCGCAACGTCGGCGTTGAATTACTTCAATGGTTTGATTAAGGTGAACCACGGACACAAGTCCTGTAAGCACCGTCGATTATCGCAGCGACCGCGTTGTATTTATTTTACCAGGCACACAATTACCTGAGAAAGTTTGAAAACTTACAAACGTTATGACGATACACCCACACACAAACAAAAACAAAACATATATTCACACAATATTTATTTACAGACACTAACGAGGAGCAAATACCACACCTAATGCCAGCACAGTAACAGCAATAATGGTAAATGATAAATCATCTTTCCACAGAGATGTCAACGTACTGTGAGCGCAAGGTGAGTCATCCACTTGCCTTACATTTCTGGAGTCAGTTAAAGCCACAGCGCCGGAACCTTCATTACTAACTTCATGCTCAGGGCCCCCTCTGATAGAGGGAACATAACCAAAAGGATACTCCTGAAAGCTATGAATAGCTTTTATGACTTCCGGGTCCAATGGATTTTTACCTAACTTTATTTCCACAGAGTTCAAGTCCTGATAATAGTAGGTCATATCGGCAGGGTCTTCATTGGACACACTCTTTATGTAGACACACGCAGAGAAGCCCAACAAAACACTAACTACCGCAACTAACAACACGTACGACAAAGAAAAGTACTCACTGTTGGCCCCCGTAATTCTTGCAGCAATCCCCCCTGCATGTGACTGAGCAATCGGGTCTTGTGAACCACAGGTATGCGTAGAGGGCAGCTCCGAGGAGCAATACTGGCAAGAACAGTTGGGAGAATGTATTATTACTGGAGGATCCATTGTATGCTCTAGGATTATTACAATTATACTTAATACTTTTTGAACCGTCTCTATATTGACCACCGTTAGCAAACTTATGAATGTTATCACCAGACTGAGTAGCGTGTTTTTGATTGGTTAACGTTAAAAACCCGAAAAGACAAATAGCTACTACCGCCGCAACTACCGGCCAATACTTGTTTGGTCGTGCTCCAATTTCGTTACTCCGGACCATACCTGTCGGTTTGAGGCTGCTGTTCTGACGCCAACTCTCCGTTGATCAACTGCATGAACAGTTCTGGATTACAACGGATCTCTAGCAGAAACCGATGTCGGGAGAAAGCAACTGAGCGTAGGTGGGCGTTAGCTAGATATGAGCGGTCTTCGTCCTGTATAAATAAGGTCACGGTATTGTATTCTTTTCCCTGCACGTCACTAACTAAAGTTGATTCTATGCCACACTCACCCAAGTCTCGCCTAGTGTCCTCAGAGAACACAATGTTAATGTCCGTGGGTGCACTACTACCTTCGTATGGGCTTTCAACAACTTTATCTTCGTGATCTCCGCCTTCAAAATCAAAACCTTGCCTTTTACACAGATTGGCTGTAGCTTTACCAAAACGTCTACTAGTCGTGGACTGAAATATAACGGGAATCTGCAGCCACTCTGGGCTACTTAAAGTATTACTACTTCCTTGAGCTCGGTCACCAAAAAGTAACAGAATCCTGCAATTAGTGATCTTCTGCAACAAAAGTATCTCACCGCTAGTGAGCAATGTATACTCGTCTATCAATAACACCTCACACTTAATTGCAATACCAAGCAACAATATCTCCTTGGCTGTATAACAGCTAGGAAGATTTGAGAATTCTGTTTTCGACCTCGGATTACCTAAAATCACAAATGAATTAAAACCTCCTTCGCACTGTATCTTTCTCAACAAAGTGGTCTTACCGCAACCGGGCACGCCGGTTATTGCACCAGCCAAAAATGACTGCTCTGCTCTTTTTTGCCGCAAATTCCTAAGAACCACCTCGGACTCCCTCTGAGAAAGATTACAACCTTTATCCAAACGGGAACTTAAGTACTTGTCGAACTTTTCCAACAAACCAGAACTTTTAAAGAACTCAGCAGGATACCTTTTCAACGGCTTCCCAGTAGATTTGAAACCACTTTCCACACACAACTTAGTGACAAAGTCAAGTTGTCTTCTACCGAGATAATTTGCAGAGCCCAAGTGACCACCGCTCTCTTCAGGAATTCTCACACCAGGGCCGGTGTTTTCCTTAGATTGTTTAGTATCTTCCAAAACGTGATGCGGTTCTGATGACTGCTCTTGGGTATCAGCTGCAAATGACTCAGATGATTCAGGATAATGCTCGTGAGTTTCAGCTACCGGAGACTCAGGCTGCTCTTCAACAATATCAATATGTTCGCTCTCACGCAGATCAGGCTCAAAGTTGTTACTGTTTTTGAGGTCACCCTCGCGTCTGTGAACAGACTTTTGCTTGGGTTTCCAATTATTGTTTTGTGATATGTTTCCTTTCGGTTTGCGTGTGTTTAAACCGACACCAGTAACCTTTTGAGTGTTAACCGGATTTACGCGAATTGGTCTATCCTTCTTCACTCCATGTGGTCTACTTCCGTTGAGTCTACTTTCCATACAAGGAATCGTGAAACAACTAAGAATTCGAACCAAACTAACAGACACCAACTCCGTTCGGATTTCGGGTGGAATGTGATAATCTGCAGCCTTTCCCAACTAATAGGACCAGAGACGAGCAATACTCACAATTTGTTGGGTCCGAGATATGCTGAAACTTAATTCCTTTCGTGAAGTCGGGCGGAATATAAGTCTAAGGATATCTAATCACCCAGCAGAGAGGACTAAAGACAAGCAATTGTTCGCGATTAGCTAGATTGAGGTATTTACGAAATTTAATTTCTCATGAAATATAAATCTAATAAAGACCTCGTAGATTTACTCAGGTAAGCACTAGGCTAGGTAGAGTTAAAAAATACGGGTCTTGGATACCCTCCAA